AGCGTTGACTCTGGCGTCATCAACACTGTGAGTGCTAACCATGTTCACAGTGAAGCAGTTAGGTGAGTGCCTAGCTGGTTTGCGGATGTGTCTGGCATTGTCAACATTGCTGCTGCAAACGGGGTCAGCAATGAGCAGTTGGTCGACTACCAACTGGGGCAAAGGTACTCAGTAGATAATAGCCCTTTTATCTATGAGGGTTTCAAGTGGGCACCGGTGCATACGTGTGATTGCGCATTTAGAGCTCTAATTGATGAGACTCGTCAGGAAAGGTTTGATCCAATCCGTCACCCGGGTCATCATCAATAGGGTTTTGGTCAGTTGCCTGGCGGGGGCTCTTCACAATCATCGATAGTCTGGGACCTGACAGTGGGTCCGTGGGAAATGACAGGCCCTGGGTTCTTCTCAATGTCAGCGAGGGAACTGTCGTCATCAGCTACGTGCTCTTCAGTTTCGGTCAGCATCAGACCACGATTCTTAGCGTTCGCCCAATCCGATGCTTTCCTGCCGGCATCATGCGCTACGTCAGCTAACTTATTAGCGAGCGCTGGGGCAAGTAGTTTCACTAACCATCTTAGCCCGGCAGAGAAGATACCACGTATTTACTCGTCCTTCTTTGGTGCCATCATAGTCATCAAGTGATGGATATCTTTTGACTGAGCAGAATAGATGTGGTCAAGGTTCCATATCGTTGATGTTGTGGTGATAGCACTCGGCGCGAAGGGATTTTACATCAGTTGACTGATGTTGTACTGACGAATCAGGTCAAGTGCATTGACAAACTGACGACTCAGTGTCACCGACCTGCATTCGATGGCTGCTTCCTCGGCTGGCAGCACCTCAAAGTGACGTATCACTTCTATATCGTAGGTGATATTCGTCTGGTTCTCGAATGACATCATTATCACGTGAGGTCTACCTAAATCGTCTGTGTTGATCGCATATTTCGCGCCTGCCCAGGCAGGGTCTTACCCATTGTCATACACAGAATTGATGAAGTCCCAAGTCGGGTCTGCGTCGCGTTTGCCAAAGAAAGAGATTGGCCCGATGAATCTTCCACGAGAGTCTTCAGCACCCAAGTCTTCTCCGAACTTGTCTTCTTCAGCCTGAGGATAGGCGTTAGCATAGTTACTAAGCCCATTGTGGTCTCCAGATGCGAATTGCTACACTATATCAGCAAAGTAGTCCACATCTGTAAGGCTGCATGGTCTGTAATTCACCTGGCACAGAAAACCTGCTCTCGTATCAATCTTTGCGGATTGACTGGGGTATAGCTTAATGTTGTGCTGATTGGTGGCTCCAGTCTCAAGTGTTCTATCGAGCGATGTCTGAGGAGCACCTCCGCGCGGCTTGTAGGCAACTCTGATTGTCCCCGCCTCAGTGATTGAGGAACTGGTCTTGAACAACCTTATTCCTGCGGATACTAGTTTGATACGCCCAGAGAGTTTGGCGTCTAAAAGTGAATAGACAGGTTTGACGGGAGTGGTCATGAAGTCGTAGATCTTCTTTCCTGGAACCTGGCCACCCCAGATGCCTTGCGTGCGCGCCAAATTGACGTTACCCTGGTTGTCCCACTGCCTATAATTCTTAATTAGCACAGCTGGTTGGTCGATGGGGGCGAGAACATTCTATGAGTCGTTGATGACTACTAGTGGTGATGCTCTCACTGCCATTGGGTTAAAGACCAACACAGTTTTGCCGCCTGCTACGAAATTGCTGGTCGACAATGAGAATGTGTCAAAGGCGCAGTGCGTGTACGTATCTACGGGGTGCAATTGAGGCACACGCACACCTTTGCACTCTGCGTTAAAGGGGTCAATCATTGCCTTTACATATTGTGTCTCCCCACTGTCCATCACCATTCCAACAGCTGAGTGGATCTTTGTCTCAAGCCTCTTGATTGCGTGCAACATGGTGTTTGGGTCAATGAGAAGATTGTTGTCTAATCGCTAACGCATCTCCTCTGCTCTGCCGGCTTCTGCCTTCGCTAGGGCAAGTTCTTCTACTAACTAGTTGATCTCGTCATCTGCACCAATCTTTGTGTCACAATTGCGGATGTCACCTCGCACTTTGCGTGAATCCGTCTGTTGTGTTTGCACACCAGGCAACGTGGGGGCTTTGGTGAAACGTTGGGCGACCTGGCGCAGATACTCAGCGTATTGGTTGTTACCTAGCTTGGCCTGGTATTGGGCAGCTGCTGGTAAGAACTTTTGGTACTACGAAGTGGCGAATTGGGTCTGCGTGGCCGGCACGGTGACATAAACACGTGATACAACATCCCAGTTGAAACCGAGTTTGCCGTTGTGGGCGGTAATCTTGCGGATCATCTGTTTTGATGCTACACCGTAAGCGGC